ATCTCCTTGGTGCTTGGTGGGTACGCCGGGACCGGGACGGCCTTCGGCGAAGGTGAACGGGGCCGGCCGCAGTCGCAGGTGCGCGGGCCGGGAGGCCAGCCAGTTGGCGAACTGCCCGGCGGTCGTGATGACGCGCTCGGGCAGCGGCTGGGCGGCGAACGGGGGCCAGGACTGGTCCTTGGCCGAGTGAAGCTCGACCGCGAGCCGCAGCCCTTCCAGGCGTGCTTCATCTATGGATGTCACGGGCACCTTCCGGGGACAGGGGGAGTGCGCCGGGGTGCCCGGCTATGGCTGGGGGAAAGTCAGGTCACGCGAAGCCGCCGGCGGCCCACAGGGCGAGCCCCACGGCGACCAGCCCGAGCGCGGCGCCCCCGGAGATCCTGATGGTCCCGAACGCCTCAAGCGCCGCGAGGATGAAGCACAGGATCGCCGCGATGACGAACAGGGTGCCGAAGTTCACGCCGGCGTAATGGCGGCGCGGGGTGTCGTTACTCATGACGGGATCCGTTCTGTAGGGCTTAGAAGCAGCCAAGCTGGCGGCCTCGCGTGCGGAACGCCGCCTCGAGCTGCGCGAAGGCTTCCCGCGACGGGTTCCCGGCGGTCGGCTGCGGCACCCTGATGGCGGCGACCTTGCTGATCAGCGCGCACTTGTCGGCGTGACCGGCGCGTGACAGCTCGTAGGACCATGCCAGGTTCAGGGCCAGGCCGATGATCACGAACACGAACAGGTAGGCAAAGGCCCGGCGGACCCGGGGGGACAGCGGGTCTCCCCTGGTGCCCTTGTCGCCTTTCTCGCCACGCTCGCCCTTCTCCCCCCGCTCCGGGTGCCACGTGGCACCGGGGCCGCTCACTAGCCGCATCCGAAGGCGCGCCGCAGGTTACGGAAGTCAGAGACGAGCTGGCGGCCGAACTGCGTGGCCGGGGGCGGCGCGTGGCGATCGGCGTTGTCCAGGGTGACCAGGGTGCTGCACCACCGGGCCTGGCTGGCGTTCACCTCGTTACTGGCGACCAGCAGCGCCGCCCCGGACAGGGCGAAGGCCAGCAGCACCAGGAACACGAACGACCAGAGCGGGAACTTCCTGCCGTCACTCACCGGACCCCCCCTGCTGCCCATGCGGTGATTCCGGCTCCCCAGGTGAAGGCAATGACGGCGAGGACGCCCCAGTGCCGGGCCCGGGCAGCAGCGCCCGCACATGCTCGGCGACGGACGGCACGGTGAGCGCCAGGCCCGCGCCGATCAGCAGCCCGTTCGGGTGCTGGGAGCGGATCTGCGACCAGATCGTCACGACGCCGAGTCCGGTCAGCAGCACATCCTTGATCACGAGCCACGACGTACTCCACCAACGCAACCTCGCCCCCTCATTCCCGCCGTGCCGTTCCGCCCATGCGCTCCTTAGTGCAACGTGGCGTAGAGGATCACGCTGGCCAGGGCGGCGAATGCCGCGACCGCTGCTATCAGCCTCGCTACCGGGGACCAGTGCTGCTCGGTGCTGTCCCGGCGGGCCTGGTCCGCGTCCTTCAGCCCTGCGGCGAGAGTAAGGGCCGTGGTCCGGTCGGCCTCGGCGGCGTCGGCGAGGCGCTGGACGGCCAGGACCAGTTCGTGCATCTCGGCGGCGATGCGCTCCATGGACCCGTTGATCCTGGTGAAGTGCCGGTCGTGCTCGGCGAGCCGCTCGGAAAGCGCCCCGGCGGCATGCCCGCGCTCGAAGTCATCCCCGGCCGCGGGCATGCACCTCCTACTGCGAGATGAACGTGATCTCCATCCAGGGGTATCTCCCGGCTGCTGAGACGTCGATAGAGGCCGCGGCCGATGACCATGCCTGCCCCTGGACGTAGTCGCTGCCCCCCACCATCGACACCAGCAGGGACGCCCCGGTGCCTCCCTCGGTGCTGCTGGTGCAGCTCACCTCGCTCATCTCCCACTGCGTAGTAGCCGAGATGTACGGCACTGCCTCGGTGACCGTGGTGACGGTGGAGATGGAGTGGTTCAGGGTGATCTCGTACCACCCGGTGAACGGCGCCAGCCAGGAGTGCGCAGCCTGGCTGCTGGTGCTGGTGGCCGACCAGCCGCCGTAGGGGTCTTCCAGGATCGTGTCGTAGGTGATCGTGGTGAAGGCAGCCGAGGACAGGGACTGGGTGGTGTGCTGCTCGGCGCGGAAGACCACCTGCGCGGTGATGAAGCCGAAGGTGTCCTGGACCCAGGTGTCGAAGTCGGCTGGCAGGGGGCCGTACCCGGCCGGGAAGACCGGCACCAGGGGCGGGGAGAGGGTCACGCGCACTCCCAGCAGATAATGAGCCTGCTCAGCCACGCTCCCGTGGTGTTCAGGGCGTTGCTCGCGGCCCCGGAGTCCTTCTGGAACCCCGCGAGGCTGATCGTGTCGCCAGCGTTGAGCCGCAGTCTGCGCCGGACGTTCGCCATCTGCGGGAGGGACGCGGCGGTGGCCATCGTCCCGCCCCAGATCGTGAACGTGGACCCCGAGTTGTAGTTGCTGCTGTTCACGGTCAGCCCCGCGCCCATCGAGACGGTGTTAGAGCCGGTCGTGAGGCCCACCTGGCCGTAGCAGTAGAAGACGCCGGCGACCGGGGCCGTCCACACGTTGGCGGCCTGGCTGTAGGCACCGTAGTTGTCGACCACGGCGGGGTTCAGCGCGACACTGCCGAGCCCGATCGTGGTCCCGGTGGCGGGCACCGAGGACTGCGAGGCGAGGTTCTGGGCGGCACTCTGCACCCACTCGCCGATGGGCGGGTAGATGAGGTAGTTGATCGTGTCCCGCACGTTCTTGTTCATGAAGACGTGCCCGAGCACCGCGGGCGGCGACGGCCATGCGTCGTTGGCGGGGACGATCAGCGGCTGGGTGCCGGACAGGGCCGATACCCACCGGGCCATCAGGTACGGGGCCTTGGCGGGGTTGTTGTTCAGCGTCTCCGCCGACGAGCCGGTGTTGTTCTGGAACACGGCCGCGGAGACGTAATCCCCGGTCCCGAACCCGGTGCTGACGAGCTGCATGAGCTTCGCCGCGGTCGCCACCGTGATGTGGCCGGAGTTGCTCGGCGTGCGCATCCCGCCGTAGTAGGCGAGCGGCCCGCCGTTCTGCACCCCGCCGATCAGGGCCGACAGGGTGCCGGTGCCCCCGGTGTAGTTCAGCGGCACCGTCGCCTCGCAGAGATACCAGCCGGGGAACTGGCAGAAGACCTGGGTGGCGTCGGTGCTGATCTGGTGCATGCTGTAGTTGTCGGCCTGCTCGGTGTCCAGGCTGATCGCCGTGGTGGAGCTCGCGGTGATGGACTGCCCCGTGGCGGTCTGCTGCCCGATGAACATCGGCCGGGCGGCCAGCAGTGCCACGGCGTCGGAGACCTGCGCGCGCAGCACCGGTGCCGGGACTATCTCCTCGCTGGCCCAGGTGGTCGTGACGGGCAGCACCGGGAGGGGCAAGGCTCACCCCCGGTCACCAGGAGAGGCAATTCAGTCCGTTGAGCAGCCCGTGCGCCGGGTCGTCGAGAATCAGCGGCGACTCCTCCGGTGCCGGGTCCACCAGGATGCTGACACTCGCCGTGGGCGACATCCCGGACTCGAAGGACCGCGTGGTCTGCGTCACCCGCCCGGTGACCGTGACCAGCACGTCGTTCTGCGCCAGCCGGTTCACGGTGACCATGTCGCCGGGACTGACCCCCAGCACGAACGGCCACAGCGCCGGGTTGCTGCTGGCCTCGACGGTGATCTGCGACAGCCGCAGCCTCGGCGCCGCGAAAGTAGTGGCCAGGTAGTCGGCGAGGTCCGTGAGCCCCGGGCCCGCCGTGTAGCCGGAGGTGGAGTCGTTCTGCAGGTAGCCGGTCTCCTGATAGCTGATGGTCCCGTAAGCCTCCTGGGAGGCCGTTTCCTCCGCCGTCACCGAGGGGACGGTGATGTTCTGGGTGTCCAGCTGCGTGAGCTGGATCTGGTTGACGATCCGGGTCGGGTCCCAGTCGAACACCAGGTCGCCCCTGAACGGGATCTGCCCGCTGGCGACGTCCTGGCCGAGCACCCACTGGACGGGCTGGTTCCAGGCGTACTGCCTGGCCAGGCTGAACATGTCCCCGGTCGGCGCGACGTAGAACATCGCCGGCACGAGGTCGGTGGTGATGTTGGCGACGTCCTGGGACGCGGGGCTCCCGGAGATGTCCTGGCAGGACACCACGGCATCCACATTGGTGCCGGTTTCCTGCAGGATCACCCGGCGGCCGGTCGCGTTTCCCGCCTGGAGCAGGCGCTCGATCCGGTCCGAGGACGCCTCCCCCGCCAGGGCCGTGGAGCCGGCCAGGTAATGGGTGCTGATCCGCTGCTGGGACAGGATCCGCGAGTAGACGGCTACGAACCCGGAAAACCCTTCTATGACACCGTTGACCACGCCGCCGCCGACGGAAAGCGCGGAGAACGAGATGGCCCGCGGAGTGTACGACCCGGATGCCGCCGCTGCCCCGTTGACCCAGACCGTGTAGAAGGCGGTAGTGCAGGTGAGCACGATATGATACGGAGCCCCGAAGGAGAACGGGGTGACGATGACGACCTGCAGCCCGGCGCCGGTGGAATAGAAAAACTGGATCTCGTTAGAGGGAAAGCTGGTGACGGCTATCCCGAATCCCTGCGGGACGCCGGTGGAGGTCGCCTCCCACACGGTCGCGATTGGATGGGGAAGATCCGTTACCTGAAACCAGCCTTCTATCGTCACGCCCGTCGTAAGCGACGGAAAGCCGCCGTCGATGACCTGCAGGGTGTAGCCCTGGCTGGCGTCGGTGCCGCCGCCGATGGTCTGCCCCCACATCCCGGACTGCGCCGAGGCCCGGAACGACCCGGAGGAAGTGAGCAGCAGGGTTCCCTGCGCGCCGAGGATCGCCGAGGAGTTCTGCCCGAACGCCTCCTGTGCGGTCCCGGCACCGTACTTTGACCGGGTGACGACCAGGGGATTCTGGTTTCCCTGTGCGTAGTTCGATGCCGTGCTCGCGCCCGCCGGGTCCGTGCACGGCCACAGGGCATACGGTGCATCGTTTTGCAGCTCGTTGATCAGGATGGGCTGGGGGACGTAGTTCGCCCCGGCCCAGGCGTCCACGATGGTCGCCTCGACCCGGCCCCGCAGCAGCTCATCCCAGGACTGCGGCAGCCGCTCGAAGAACCCCGAGAACGGGATGTACCAGGGGGTCGCGTTCGGGGGCCCGGCCGGGTCGGGGGCGAACGGGGCGAGGGTGGTGACCGTGGCCCCGTTCTCCGCTATCCACGACGTGGCGGGCGGGATGTACAGGCGGGAGCCTGACGGCGGCGGCGGCCCCGTATAGGTGGCGCCGTAGAGCGCGGGATAGCCCATGTCACCCCCGCCGGCGCCGTTCCGTGGTTACTGCGCCAGTTCCTTGACGGTCGCCTGGACCGCGGAGACCACCGCCGTGCCGCTGAGCACCGCCAGCGCCACATCGATCCAGTACTGCGTCCCGGCGGTCATCGTGACCCGGGCCACGAAGGAGAATGCGCTCGGGCGGCTGACACTCGCAGCCTGGAGGGTCGGGTTCCCGCCAAAACTCGTCCCGCTCACTGCCGCCCCGTTAATCGGCGCGGTCCCGGTGCCGTACCGGCCGCCGATAACGGCGGCATCGGCAACCGCAGTTGAGTTCAGGAAATATCCATCCAGGATGATCTCGACAATGCCGGTGCCGAGCGGTGTGAAGACCCACGGCGTCCCGGCCTGCCCGAGGCCCATCATGACCTGCGTCGTGCTGGTGGTACCGGTCGGATTCTGCGGGGCGAATCCTGCGCTGGCTGCCGTGACCGCCCCGGTCCCCGCGTAGCCGCTCAGGATCGCCGAGGACGGGATATTGATCGCGGTGACGTCCGACGATGACCCCAGGTTGATCGTCAGCGCGGTACCCCCGCCGGCCTGCGCGGGCGAGTCGACCAGGGTGTTCACGCAGTTCGAGTCGAGCGCGATGTCCACGATCCCGGCGTTGCTCCCGCCGCGGCGGGAGTAGGAGCGGACCCGGTTGGCCTGCGACGCGCCGCCGCCGGAGTTCTTCACGATGGAGACCATCGGGTTAGAGCCGACTGTCAGCGCGGCCAGGTCCTCCACGGTGATCCGCTCGATGCTCGTGTAGCTGGCCGACTCCAGCCGGATGGCGCCGCCGCAGGGGAATTCGAAGACAATGTCATTAAAGGTGTTGGCATTGTTCGTCACCCCGGAGAAGGCGCCGGAGTAGATGACCTGGTACCACCACTGCGCGTCGTCGTCGTTGTTGTCGAAGCACACGTTGTCGTGCCAGTGGTTGTCGTTGACCTGGAACAACGTGCCGGTGTTGCCCGCATTCAGGTACCACGCCGGGACCGTTCTTGACGTGCCGTAAACCTGCTCCCGGTTCTCGTAGAAGCGGCATTCGGCCATATAGCCGAACCCGGAGTTGCTGTACCAGATGGCGCCCCCGGCATTGTGCGCCTGCAGGTAGCAGTGGTGGACGCTGGAGCGGGTGACGTACATCCCGGAGAAGACCGGGAACGCGCCCGTGGTGGACAGCGTGAGGTGGTCGATCTCGACGTAGTCGAGCTGGTTACCGGAGCCCTGGTCCATCTGGAACAGCGCGTTTGAGCTGGACTGGACCGTGGCGCAGCCGTAGCCGTCGCCGGTCAGCCACATCCCGGGCACCGGGTCCAGCGCCCCGTCGTTGATGTTGTAGACCGCCGGGGTCGTCGTGCCGGGGACGAACCCGGGAACCTTGATCTTCCCGCCGCCGGCCGGCAGCGCGTAGATGGCGCCCTGGAACGCGGCGGTGGAGTCGCTGTCCCCGGTCGGGTCAGCGCCCCCGGCGAGCGCGGTGTTCAGGACGTTCAGGCCCGCACCGGAGCCCGTGAGCACGTCCGACACGTCGTTCATGTCAGCGGGAGGGTTCCCGGAGCCGACGCTGCGGTTGTCGGGCGGGATCGTGTACGCCATGCCCCCCCAGGGTTAGTACGGCGCGGCGGCGGCGTAGAAGGTCGTCGTCGCCGGCGGCGTCCCGGCCGCGCCGAAGGTCAGGTCGATCAGCGCCGTGCCGGCCGGGGCGGTGCCGGCGACCGTGACCAGTTCCGCGAGCAGCCCGGTCACCGAGGAGGACATCACCGAGGAGATGACCGACCCGCCTGACGTGCGGAAGTTCATTGTCATGTGGCAGCCGGCGGCGTAGTACGGGGAGCACGACAGCCACGCGGAGGAAGAATAGGTGCTCCCCGCCGAGGCGTTGTAGACGTTCCCGGTGCTGATCTTCGGCCCGCTGGTGCTGCCGTCGCCGTGGAAGGAGACCTGCCACGCCCCGCCCGGCCACGCCGTCCGCAGCCGGTAAGGCGTCCCCGACGTGATCCCCGCGAAGGACCCCGTGCCCGGCGGCAGCAAGGCGCCGTCCGGGTTGTCGAGCAGCAGCGTGCCCTCGCCCGTGGAGAGCTGCGCGAGCTCGTACTGGCGCCCCTGGGTCACGTCCATCTTCAGGTACCGCGCCGTCGTGGGCGTCCAGGAAAGCGTGTCCGGCGCGGACCCTATGCCGGAGCCGGGGGCCATCTCCGCGATCGTCACCGGCCAGTACCGGGACGGCTGGCCCGGCATCTGCGCGGCGGCCAGGACCCCGCCGATGACCCCGGAAAGGTCCTGGGCGGAGTTGCTGGACCAGGTGGCGGAAACTGACCCGCTGGCGGTCTGCCAGGCCAGGTTCTGGGTGATGTCGGAGGTGTGGTCGGTGCCGTTGGATGCCTGCACCTGCGACCCGGACGTCCACCCGGTGCCCGCGAGGCTGATGGTGTCCGCGTTCTCGTCCGAGGAACAGGCGGTGAGGAAGAACGACTGCGACGCGGGGGCGCCCTGCGTCAGCGCCGGCAGGGCCGTCCCGGCGTTGGCATGGGTGTGCGCGACCGCGTCGGCGAGGGTGTACCAGGGCAGCAGCCCGGCGACGTCCAGCACCGTGCACGCCACGGACAGGGCGAACCCGGTGGGGGCGATGTAGACGTTGGAGCACTCCCGCGCGGCGGGGGCCACCCAGATGGCGGTGCGGGTCACCCCGGACGCGCTGGACGTCCCGGTGGGCGTGCCGAGCGGGTCCCACCAGTTGTGGCCCTGCGTTCCCCCCGCGCTCTGCGCGTCGTCGCCGACTGACCAGGTGACGGCGGGTGTGCCGGGTGCCTGGTGCCAGGAGATGACCGCGAACAGCCAGTCGCCGGCGAAGTTCGTCACCGGCACCGGCAGGGAGAGGGTTCCCGGGTCCGGGATGCCCGCGGCGGTCAGCGGGAATGCGAACGACGCCGACCCGGCGACGGTGACCGTGATGACCGCAGAGCCGGCGGCGGGCGTTCCGGGTGGTGCCGCCAGTGCCATCGCGGCGGCCGGGAGGGCGACGGACGCGCCGGCCGAGAGGGACCCGGCCGGTGCCGCGACCGCCATTGCCGCCGTGGGCAGCGTGACGGCGATGCCCGGCACCCCGGCAGGGGCCGCCACGGTCATCGCGGCAGCCGGGAGGGCGACCGACGCGCCTGCCCCGGGCGTGCCGGCAGGGGCCGCCACGGTCATCGCGGCGGCCGGGAGGGCGACCGACGCGCCTGCCCCGGGCGTGCCGGCGGGGGCAGCTACCGCCATCGCGGCGGTGGTCAGCGAGACAGAGACGCTGCCGCCTGCGGGCTGGACGACGATCAGCGCGCCGGTCATTTCCAGGACCGTGCCCGTCGATGACGCGGCGTCGGTCAGGGTGGAACCGGACGGCGGCGAGGAGTAGATGTCGCTGGCGGAGTGCGACCGGGCTGACGTGCTGCCGGTGGTGTAGGAGTTCGACCAGAGCGAGCCCGCGGTGTAGCTGTCGGTCGTCGCCGCGTTCAGGCCCGTGTTCACGCCGGAGATGGCGTAGCAGCCCGAGGCGGGCACGTTGCCGCTGCTGACGATGCTGACCGCGCCGGCGGTGGTGGAGTCGCCCGTGCCGGTCGTGGCTATCGGCGACGAGCTGGCCTGCCCGGTGAGTTCGTACAGGTAGCAGGACATCCGGGACAGCGACGCGGTGCCCGTCATCGTCGCGGTGAACGCCGGGGCGGCGTCACTCCCTGCGGCGACCCCGGTGAAGATCGTGACCTGCACCCGGTTGGTGCTGGACTGGATCGTGACGCCTGATGACCAGATCCCGCCCGGGCCCGAGATCGCCCCGGCGGTGGTCGACCCGTAGGCGGTGACCACGGCGACCAGGAAGTCGCCCGCGGTTCGCGGCTGCGTGCCGGACCATGCGCCGGTGACGCTGCCGGTATTGGACGCCGACTGGATCTGGACGGCGCCCGGCGTGCCGACCGCGGTGACGGCCACTGGCTAGCTCACAGTGGATGCGGTGGTCGAGGCCAGGGGATCCGGGCCGACGTTCACCGGTCGCTGGCCGAATGGCGCAAGCACGTTCTGTACGCCTCCGTTAACTTACAGTAGCCGTCAGCAATCCTGACCCGGAGATCGTCAGCGTGAACGTGGCAGCCGAGGGGCCCGTCGCGCCGCCGAAATCCCAGAACGCGATCAGCTGGTAAGTGCTGGCGCTGCTCTCGTAGAAGATCGCCTGGTTGGCGCTGAAGGTGGCGCTGGTCCAGTTCGGGTTCGAGGCTGACGTCCAGGTGGCCACGGAGTTGTTCGAGCCGCCCGCAGTAAACGTCGGGGAGGACACCGCGGCCCCGCCGGCGGTGTAGCCGGTGCCGGTGATCTCGGCCGCGACGTTCGACGTCCAGTCCGTGAACAGCTTCGCCGTGCTCACGCCCGACGTGGACAGGGAGACCGGGCCCGCCGCGTCGGACAGCGCCACCTTGTAGGTGCCGCCGGTCATGGCGATGTCGCCCGCGTTGACGCCGATGATCCACTGCGGGAAGACGTGCCCGTTGACAGCCATGCGCTCCTCTCGCGTCAACCGCAAGCGGTTCCCGCGCGTCTGGTAGTTCAGGGGGGACGAGGCGAAGGGAAGCAGGCGGTGAGGAAGACGGCGGCAGGGGCCATCGCCTGCGTGATCCTGTTAGCGGGATGCGGCAGCAGCGCGCCCGCGCAGCCGTCCGCGAGGTCGCTGGCCCTGAAGGTGCCCGGCTGCTCTCACCCGCAGGCGGCTGCGCCGTCCGTCTACGCGCGGGAGGAAGTCACCTGCACCACGCCGTACGCCTCGGTGGACGTGGCGACATTCAGCACCCAGGGCGATGAGCAGTCCTGGCTGGTGAGCCTCGGGCGCCAGGGCGGCAGTGAGTGCATCCAGGGCAGCCGCTGGGCAGCGGGCGTGATGGCGGACCGGATCCCGACCAATCCGGCCAGCGTGAAGGTTGCCCGCGCCCTCGGCGGGAGGCTCGTGTCGGCCGGGTGGTGCTAGTGCAGCCTGCCCGGCAGGTAGGTTTGCGTGCCGCCGTTCCTGAACGTCTTCTGCAGGCCGGCCGTCTGGTAGGCGCGGCCTAGCTGCAATTGCGACAGCACCGACCCGGCGATGTGCTGGTGCACGACCGTCACCGGCCCGCCGGTGGGCCCGCCGTGGCCGCCCGGCCCCGTGCCGGGGAAGCCGAGGCCGCTGCGCCCGGCGCCGGTCGTGTAGTAGTTCGTGTCGACGCCGATATTGACGGTCTTGCCGTGCATGGCGTCGATCTGCGCCTGCAGGAGCCGCACGAGCTGGCGGGCGTGCTGGGCGCTCTCGCCGGCCAGCTCGAAGTCATGGATGAGCTGAGCCCTCTCACTGCGTCCCGCGGCCGTGTTCTGCGTGTTGTCGCGCAGCATCTGGGTGTATTTCAGGGTCGCTGCCGCCACTCCGGAGGTCTTGAACTCCGCCGTTCCCATGGCATTAACGATGTCGTTGTTCAGGACGTTGCCGAGGTTCTGGGCGACCTGCGCCATGTTGCCCATCTTGATCGTCGCGTCCTGGATGGCCTTCGACATGTCCGAGGAGGAGTGGGCGCCGGCGTCCACCCAGTCCTTGAGCTTCTTGAAGCTGTCCGTTGCCGGGCCGCCGGCTTCCTGCGCGAGCTGCGACAGTTCCTCCACCGCGGCCCGGGAATGGGACGTGAACGGCAGCAGCTGGGCGACCATGCCCCGGAACGCCGTGGTCATCTGCCCCTTGGTGATGGTGCCCATGGCCTGGGCGGTGCGCACCCAGTCCGCGAGCTGCTCATCGGAGCCGTTCAGCGTGCTGTCGAAGTTCTGCCATACCTGGGAGCCGACCTGCCCGAAGCCCTGCATGGCCTTCGCGGACTGGCTCATCGTCAGGGAAAGCTGGCCGCCGAACTCGCCGAGCTTCCCGTTCGCGGACTGGGTGACCGCCCCGATGTTGTGGATGGACTCCACCATCGAGCCGAGGCTGGCCGTGCCGCCGGTGATGTTCTGCACCAGCTGGTCGAATGCCTGGCTCACCTTCGACATCTGGGTGCCCGCGAGACCGGCCTGGATGGCCATGGCGTCCATGTACTTGCCGACCAGGCCCACCGGGGTGCCCATCGCGCGGTACCCCTGCACCAGGTCCGCGATCTGGAGGCGCGCTACCGCCGCGGCCTGCCCCGTCCCGGTGATGCCCTGGACTAGGTGCACCCCGGCAGTGGTGGCGAGTTCCATGGCGCCGATCAGGGACGTGTGGTAGGTGCTCGCCAGGTAGGCAGCCCCGGTAGCGACGTTGGCCGTCTGGTGCTGCAGCTGCTGCTGCGCGGCCGTGTAGGTCGCCGCGGTCTGCGTGTTCATGGCCATCGCGGAGCCCACTGACCGCAGGTCGGTGCTGTACTGGCCGGCGGCGTGACCGGAGGCCATGATGCCCTGGAGCCTCTTGACCGAGCCTGCGGCCTGGTCGGTGCCTGCCTGCAGTTTCCCCATGTCAACGGCCAGCAGGCCGATCACCTGGGCGTTGGACGCCTTCGCGATACCCGACTGCAGCGCCGCCGCGAACTGCTGCGCCGCGCTTTTCGCGGTGAGCGCCTTGTAGATCAGGAACCCCATTGCCCCGGCTATGGCCATGATCCCGAGGGCGGCTCCCGCCGACATGCCCGCAGCGCCGGTCTGCAGGTCGCCGCCGAACCTGACCATCGCCGTCCCAGCCTGTTCGGCCTTCGGGATGACGCCGGCCAGCCTGCCGACAAGCGTGCCGAGGGCGATCGATGCCGACCCCACCAGGCGCGGGATTATCCCGAAGACGTTCCTGATGACCCCGCCGGCGCGCTCCAGGCTGAAGAACCCGCCGCTGACCTCCGAGGTGGCCAGCCCGAACTTGCCGAGGACGGTGACTGCCAGGGACCCCCAGCGGTTGAACTCCTCGAACGCCATCGCGCCCATCACCACGTAATGCGGCAGCCTGGAGACCCACAGGATCACCTTCGACACGGCATCCACGAACAGGAGAAGCCCCTCCGCCAGCCCCGGCATGTCGGAGGCGAAGTTGACCAGCGCGTGACCCAGGTTCCCGAAGACCTGCCCGATCTCGATCAGGTCCGGGGTCATGTCTGACAGCAGCCCGGTCACGGTCTTGCCCGCCCCGCCGACCGAGGAGAAGTCATAGACCAGCTTCGCGGTGAACGTGTCGAAAATCTGGCCCACCCGCAGGCCCTCCTGCGCCAGCCCGCCGAAGCTTTCCTTCAGGATGTTCAGGCCGGCGCCCATCGCCTGGTAGACATCGGAATTGGCCTCGTTCTGGATCTTCTGCCACACGCCGGACAGGCCCAGCATCTCGCCCATCGTGTGCCCGGCGGACTGCCCCAGGGCCTCGGTCGCGGTGAACAGCGACGTCATGTGCTGGTAGATGTTCTGCGCGCCCTGCGTCCACGCGAACGCCCACGCCCCCACCGCCACCGTGGCGGGGATGAAGACGGCCAGGAACTCCGCGGTCCCGGCGATCAGCCAGTGGATCGCGGTCCCGGTCAGGCGTATCCCCGTGCCCAGAAGGCGGAACCGGGATGCCGCCACGGCAGCCTCGCCGCCGGACAGGGCGGACCTGTCTCCCAGCAGCTTCGCCGCCGCGGCTGCGGTGATGAAGGAATCCCGCAGGTCATTCACCCGGTTAGCCAGCGCGGCGACAGCCCCCGTGTTCTCGGCCACGGCGTCCCGCAGGTCATTCATGCGCCCGGCCAGCGCCGAGGCGGCCCCGGCGCTCTCGGCGAGGGCATCACGCAGGTCATTCGTCTCGCCGGCCAGCCGGGAATCCACGGCGGCCGTCTCGCCCACCGCGTTGCGCAGGTCGTTCATTTCCCGCGCTGCGGCACCGGCGGAGATGCCTACGTCGTCCAGCACGTCATCCAGCCGGACGCAGGACTCCACCAGGATGTCGTTGGCTGCGGCAGCCGCCAGGGCAGCGGTGCGCATGTCCTTCACGGGACCTAGGTAGAGTTCGGCTTGAGCCCGGAACTCCTGTACGATCTCCTCCAAATAGGCTGAAATCGGGCACCCCCAGCCTAGGCCACTGCGTCCACGAACGCCGCGAACGCCGCTGCCGCTACGTCGTGCAGGCTCCCGTCGTCAATCCCCTTGTCGTGCGCCGGCAGCATGTACGGGCGTGCCGGGAGGTCATGCGCCATGCTCCGGTGCCACACCCCCGGCGGCTGCTGCCACCGCATCCCCTTCTCGGTGTGGGCGTGCATCGGGCCGCCGAGTTCCTGGATCCGCGCGTAGCGCACTGTCGGCCCGGACTTCGACACGAACGTTCCCGGCCCGTCCTCGTGGGCGGGCTCGTTGACGAGGCTGTTCTTCAGGTTCCCGCTGATCCAGGCGGGCGGCTCACCGGGGAGGGAGGGCGTCTGCGTGTGCAGGAAGTGCCCGATCTTCATCTCATCGCGCACTGCGCCCTTGAAGACGCCGGCCATCTCATTGGCCGCGGCCTCGGCGCCGAGGATCGCAGCCGGGCCGAACTTCGCTATCTGCCCTGCCGCGTCAGCGAAGGAGGCGATGGGATCACCGCCTCACCGCTTGTTCCCCGGCCGGTCCGGGTTCTGCATCTCGGCCAGCGCTTCCCACAGGGTCGGCAGGTACCGCCAGTGCCGCAGCGGGATGGACCGGATGACCTCAGGCGTCCACGCCTGATTCCTGCCGTACAGGGACAGGCACCGCACGTCCCAGGCGTCCAGGTCCGATGGCAGCGGCCCCTCCCTGCCCTGCAGGAGGGCTAGGAGGCGGTATCGGTCCCTCCATCGCTCAGGGAGTTTGGGTCATCCCTCAGCTCCTCCATGTGCGCCTCGATGGCCTTCTTCAGCGGGCGCAGCTGGGAGAGCTTCAGCCCCTGGATGTTAATGGCGCTGATGGGCTGCGGCAGCGACCACGAGGTGATCACCCGGGCGAGCATGGCGAACTCCATCAGCGTGGTCGCTGCCGCCGTGGCGGTCATCCGCGCTTCCTCGCCCTGGGCCGCGCCGGTCAGCTTGACCGCCGACCGGACCTTCACCTCGTCCTCGCCCGTCAGGTCATCGGGCTCTTTCAGTTCTGCCCAGTCGCCATTCGGTAGTTCTACGCGCACATGCATCTCCGATAGGGGGAATCGAACAGGTGAACGCACCCGCGCGGGGAGGGCGGGAGCGGTAGAATGGGGGTAACGCAAAGCGGCCCCGGCGAGTTGTGTCACCAACTCGGGGATCCGGGGCCTGACCGGAAAAGAGGTTCCGGCTATGGCCGATCATGCCACGCTGCCATTCGAGCCAGATGAGATCTGGCTGCCGGTGGTCGGCTACGAGGGGCTGTACGAGGTCAGCTCACTAGGCCGCGTGTGGAGCAACTACCGCGGCGGCCGGTACCTGAAACCCGGTCGCCATGTGGGCGGCTACCCGCAGGTGAACCTCGCCAAAGATGGCGTGCACCGCATGTGGCTCGTCCACCAGCTTGTTGCGCTTGCCTTCCACGGCTCTCGCCCTGACGGCGAGGAAGTCCGCCACAGGGACGGCATCGCGGCGCATGTGCCTGCATCCAACCTTGAATGGGGTACGCATGCGGAGAACATAGAAGACAGGCGCAGGCACGGCACGCTGACCCTCAAGGAGGTCTGCGATAACGATCACGAGTACACGGAGGAAAACACCTACTGGTACACGATCAAGACCGGGCGCAAGGCTGGCCAGAGGCGCAGGTACTGCAAATTGTGCATGCAGGACAGGGCTGCTAACTACTACGAGCGAACCTATAGGCGCCGGGAGCCGACAACGGAGACCTGCCCGGTCTGCGGTTCGTCGTTCACGGCGCTGACCTCCCGCGCGCTCTACTGCTCAGGAACCTGCGGCACGCGAGCGTACAGGCAGCGGAAAGCTGCGGCCCCGGGCTAGGTGACGTTGTATGTCGGGAACTGATTCGTAACGGTGATCGCCAGAGGGCTGTAACCAGCGCTGTTGCCGGTGTTGGTGGTGTTGCCGATGAACTCAACGCTATCGTTGTAGCCGAGGAGCGCCTTGCCGCCCTGGATCGCCGAGGTGTCAAACGCGGCCACCTGCATGTCGAACTGCACGGTCTCGTTGGCGGCAGCGTTGGTCTGGATGATCTGCATCTGCGGCTGGGTGTTGGACAGCAATTCGGTGAGCGCGATTTCGGAAATCGCCGGGGTGAAGTTGAGCTTTCCCATCGCCTTGAATTTTCCCCTACCAATATAGTAGGGATTCTGGCTCCCGTCCGCCGTCCAGTACGCCTCCACCACCCGGTCCAGGGTGATCTCCCACTCCCCGATCCCGTAGTAGGGACTGCCGCTCACCGTTCCGCCCAGGCCCACCTGGGAGTCCCACGAGGGCATCGCGGTCACCGTCGAGACGTTCACCGTGGGCGTGGTGCCGGGAACCTGGTTGGCGTAGCCCATCCCCTTGGCGGTGTACTTGAACAGCTGCTCCGCGTTCCCGGTCAGGACCACCTCGCTCAGGCACGTGAACGGGTACCACCGGGCGTGCACGCTGGAGTTGATGTAGTTGTAGTCGGTGATCGTGTGCGTGGGCGGCTGCGCGTTCCCGGTGCCGTTGAGCAGCGTGAAGATGTGCGTGTAAGGCGCGATGACCTGGGTGACCGGGGCGGCGTTGGCGTGCGCGAACCGGGTGGGCGTCGTCGTCGCGATCGTCGCCGTAGTGGCGGTCGCCCCGGTGATCTGCACGATCTCGGAGGTAGTGGTGGTGCCCATCTGCATGTACCCGGCGCCGAAGCCGCTGCCCGCGGTGATCGTGACCGGGCCGGTAGTTCCCGCCGCGTAGCCCGGCCCGTTGTTGATCGTGGTCGTGATCGTCCCGGACGGGGTGCCGCTCTCCGTCATGTCCCCCAGGACGTTCCACAGGATGTGCCCGATCGTGTCCCCGTAGACGATGGAGCTGGGGATCGCCACGTCGGCGACGTACGGGCCCTGGACGTAGCCGTAGGTTGCGGCCATGGCCGACCGGAGGGACTCATCCAGCAGCCCGGTGACCTTGTCCTCGGGATTGAAGTCGGCGACGGGGATCGTGTAGAGGGAGTTGACCCCGGTGCCAGGTGCGGCTTCCAGGCCGATGCCCATGGACCTGCGCTCGGAGGGGTAGACGGCGCTGGGGACAGTCAGTGCCATGCCTCAGCCCTCCGCCTTCTCGCTGGTGCCGTCCTTGGCCGCGGGCGTTCCCGCCGTGCCCGCAGCCGCCAGGGATGCGGTCGGCAGGTCCACGGAGACATCGACGCCGGGGGCTGAGCGGCCCGGGGGCGAGTCACCGGGAGGTTCCGCGGGCTTCCACCACCACGACGGGCCGGGAGGCTTGGAGTAGCCCTCGGGCTCCTTGCTGAAGTCGTAGGACTCGCCGGGGACCAGGACGAGGGTTCCCGGCACCCCGTCGAGTGCCCTGAGGTGCGGGAAGACCTGCGTCTGCGGGCCTGCGTAGGTCTGAAGGGCCATGCACCTCCGGGTGACGGGCGTGGTGGGACACTGGCGGGATGGGCGACTGGGCGGCACCCGGGGACGGCTGGTACGAGATCGGCTCAGGCGAGCCCCGGAAGATCAGCGATGAGGAAGCGGCGGCCATGATGCGCGGCGAGGAGGCCGCCGCGAGCATCGTGTGGTTCATGACCGGCGAGGAAGATGGGACGGCGTGGTCCGCCGCGATGGAGAACGTCATGCTGCCCGGCGGCCAGATTCTGCCGCCGCGAGTGCAGGCCGTCTTGCTCGATACGGTGCCGTACGAGGGCTAGATCACGCCTGGAAGTCCTCAAGCACGCGCGCCGCGATCCGCGCGTCGTAGCGGAGGATGCGCTGGTCAGCGTTGACGCCGCGCGGCGTCGCGATGTCGTAGGTAAGCCGCTCGCCCGTGCCGTAGATCTGGCTGTAGCGGCCGGTCACGGGGTCCGTGAGCATCACCGGATCCTGGCAGGTCCGCAGTACGTCCATGATGGCGTCCACGATCACCGGGAACGAGGCATCGGGAGTCGGGTCGCTGTCGTCCTGGAACCAGACCACCCAAATATCCAGCTGGTGCGGCATGGTCTTCCAGCCGGACTGCGTAGTACCGAGGTTCGGCACTGGCGCCCGCGGAAGGGACTGACGGCTTTCTGACCCCGTGGACGGCCAGACGTAGACGTGCGGGTCGAGCTGGTCTTCCTCGGGGTTCGGCGGGGTGACGAACACTTCAAGGGGCGTGTTGTTGCCGGGTATGGGCATCCCGTTGAGGATGGACCAGACCCAGGTCTGGGCGGTGAGGATGGGCACGGCTCACCAGACCCGGCGGAAGTCGCGGACCATCTGGCGGGCGCACTTCGCCAGTGCTTCTGCACCACTGCCCGTGGACACCCCAGCCGGGGAAATGGTCTGGGGCGTCGTCGCCGTCGCACCTCGCGTGAGTGCCTGGGAAACCGAGAACAATATGGTGGCCCAATACAGGGTTGAGGGCATCCCGCTGAAAATGATCCCCTGCGAGTGCGGCCAGGTCAGCGCCGGAGTGATCGTGAGCGTGCCGGGCCCGGTGTCCACGGAGGCCCCGGTGACCGTCGCCGTCTCCTGCTGCCCGTTCCCGCCGGGATCGTAGATGACCCCGGCGGCGCCCTGGGTGGTCCCCGCAGGCGGTCCCCACCCAGTGCAGTCGTCAACCTCAATGGTGGTCGCACCGGCATCTGACGCGGCTGTGAGGGAGCAGTGGGGCCATCCGTTGACGTAGGTCGTCTGCAGGAAGTAGCCGCCCCGGCCTGCCCAGGTGTTCACGTAGCCGCCGCCGAGCGTTACCGACTGGCCCCACTCGCCTGCATCGGCGGGGACAGATGTGCCGTACATCCCGAGGGGCGGCGAGTCCACCACGTACATATCGGCCGGGATGGAAGTCCACTGCAGCGGCGGGATGGCGGGTGCGGCCTGGCCGCCCGTGACCGAGAGGATCGGGCTGCGGGACAGGATGAGGGTGGCGTTCCCGATGCTGTCGATCTGGAAGCGGGTAGTGCCGGGGCCCTTGAGCTGCTCCGTGGTGATGGTCGCGCGCAGGATCTGGTTGGCCGCCGTGTCCACCATGTTGGTGGCCCGCTGGCAGATGTTGTACTGCTCGGCCAGCTGCTGGGCCGGGGTGGCCTGCCGCGTGGGAATCGTGGACCACGAGATGCCAGCCCGATAATGTCGCCGCCGAAGTCAGTATGGCCGGGTTGATGTACGGCGTGGGGAACTGATAGGGCGACGTCACGAGGGCAGCACCTCCCCGGCGAGCACTAAGGCGCACTCCCGGCGCGGTGGTGGCAAGCTGAGGGGATGGCGATCCAGATGGTCATGGGCTACTGCAACCGCTGCGGCAAGCCCGTAGGCCAGTGTTCATGGGACAGCGCCGACTGGGTGTTCCACAAGGCGTGCGCCAAGGCCCGTGAGGTCTACACGCCGCCCGGCCCGATGACGGCGATCTTCCAGCGCATCAACCGGGAGAACCCGGGCGAGGACACCCGCGCCCGCGACTCCGCGCTAGCTGCGGCTGATCACGCGGAGGCCGAGCCGCCGGGCGCAGGCTGAGCAGACATCCCGCGCCGCGTCAGCGTCCCACCGGGCATGACGTTCGCAGATCGCGTAGCCGCACTCCGCGCAGGTGGCCACCGGCTGGGCGGCGCGGGCCTGAGACCCCCGCCTTCGTCCCCCGCACCTTCCGCACAGCCCGCCTCTCGCCATGCGCTCCTAGGCTGCTGTCTTCGCGGCGCGGATGCGGGCGATCAGCTCGTTCCTGTTGCCGCCTGCCGCCAGGCCCTGAGAGCGCGCCTGCGCCTGCAGGTCGGCCAGCCGCATGTCCTTGAGGGGCTTGCGCTTGGAGGCCGTCCTTGCTGCCGTACGCGGCTTCTGGGCGCGGGCTCCGTACCTGTCGATCTCCGCCCCCGTGGGCGCCTGGCGGGCATGCTGAGCGCCGTCAGGCGCCGGGGTATCGGGAACAACCGCGCCGGCGAGGACGGAGCCCATCGGGGAGCCGCACTCGCCGCAGAACTTGACGTTCACGGCGTTGGGGTGGCCGCTGCCGCACCGCACCACATCGAGCGCGCCGGGCAGCACGCCGGCGAACAACGGTGCCAGCGCAGCGGCAAGGGCCGGGCCGAGGGCACCGGCGAGGTTGCCGGGAAGATTCCCCAGGGCCTTCTCCTGCTCGGCGGATGCGTGCTTCTCGCGCTGCTCCCGCTCGCGGACCTCATCGGGGGTCTCGGGGATCTCGGCGATCGTGGATGCCCACATAGGGCTGTTGGCGAAATAGGCATCACACTCCAGGCAGTCCTCACCCCACGGGTGAACGGGCTTGCCGTCGTCATCTAGCGGGCGCTCGTGGACGTGGCCGCGGCCGTGGTCGACGTGGCGGTCACCGTCTTTCAGGACATCACTGCGGGCATAGCGCATTTAAGGCTCCTTTCAGTTACTCGGGTACCGTAGGCCGGCCGCAGCGGGGGCATTCCAGGCTCCACGCCTGCCACCGTCGGCCACCGCAGGGCTCGCAGACCCTTCCTCCCTTGGTGCCGATCACGGTCCCGGGATCAACGTTGATCATCCCGATGGACGTGTGAGCGGACTTCCGCAGCCGGTCCGCGTGCACGTCGGAGACATCCACATGGGTGCCGGGCTTCGCGTCATACCTGCTGCCGTCTGCTGAAGTAAAGCCCCCGCAGCCAGGAGGCAAGTTGACCCTGACCATCGCTAGGCCCCCGTCACCAGGACAGTGGTGGTGGCCGTCCCGGACCCTGCGGCGAAGTACAGGACATCGCCGGCAAAGAGGTAGCCCGACAGGGAGTTCGCGGTCGGGGCGGTGCCGATCGCCACGCCGTTGGCCGAGGAGACGCCAGGACCCCCGACGTAGCAGGTCGCGGCGGTTGAGTTGACCGCCGTGAACCACCCCACCGGCCCGGCGGAGTTACCCGGCGGGGCCGTCACCAGGACGGTCGGCGCGGTGCCGGTGCTGACCGGGTAAGACCGTGCCATTGACCAGCCCTCGTTTCAGGTGACGTAGTTGGTGCGGCCGGTGCGCTTGTGGTCCCAGTAGTGGACCGCCACGGCGCCGGGCGGGGGAACCCACGAGGGCGTCAGCAGGGCGAGCTCGGTGGAGTGCACCGGATTGAAGACCTCGCGGGGAAAGGCGTGCAGGACGCCCGGGTGCGCTGCCATGGCCTCGCCCATCAGCGCGTTGCCGGTGGCGTCGGGGATGATGCCGTTGCCCTCTGCCTTCATCCGCCAGTAGCGCGCCGGCAGCAGGCCGGTGACCACGGACTCCCAGAACGGGTGCCCGGCGGGGCCGCCGAACGCGGCGTTGACGACCCCGCGCCATTCCTCGTTGCTTTCCCACGACGCCCACGGCTGCCGGGAAAGGACATCGCCGAGGGCGGACAGGGGCCGCAGCGGCTGGATGTCGCAGTTCACGTAGGCGCCGCCGAAGCGGTTCACCAGGTCGTAGGCGATGACGTCGGCGAGCGCGACGGCCATCTCGATCGAGCCGCCATTCGTGCAGCGGCCCCGGATGTCCTCCAGCACGCCGTCATTGGCGAGGTCCTCCGGCAGGTTGTGCCAGCCCCACTCGATGACCTTCACGCCGGGGTTGAGTTCCTGCCATTTCTTCCCGAAGACGCGGAACGGCGCGGGCATCGGCCGGGGGCCCAGCCACATCCGGTGGATCAGCATCCCGCCAGCTCCCGGTAATGCTCAACCGTGAGATCGAGGCCTTCCTCAAGCGGCACCGCGCCGGGCAGCCCGGTTTTCGCGAGCACGACGCTGCCGGGTGTCTCCCCGGGCCGCATCGGCAGGAAGGTCACCCTGGCGGTGATCCCCGTCTGGCGTGACACCTCGGCGCAGGCCAGCGCGGCTATCTCCGCGACGGTCGTCGCGCGGCCGGTGCCCGCTTCCAGCGGCTCATCCGGCACATTCCCGGCCGCCACGCCGTCCAGCGCGGCCACGAGCGCCCCGGCGACATCGGTCACGTACACCATGTCCATCACCTGGGAGCCGTCGCCGTAGACCTCGACGGCCCCGCCGTGCAGTGCCCGCATGATGAACGACGGGATGATCTTCCGCACCCTCGACGTGCCGTACGGGGCGGCGACGGACTGCCCCGGCCCGTAGGCGTTGAATGCCCGCACCGACGCGACGGGCAGGTCCCGGTACCGGCGGTACATTCCCGCGAACCGCTCCACGGCGCTCTTGGTGACGGAGTAGGTGGAGTACTCGAACCAGTTCCCGACGGCGATGTTCACCAGCGGCACCCCGTACTGGGCGCAGGCTTCCAGCACGTTCAGGCCGCCGAGGATGTTGACCTCCGCCGCCGGCCGGGGGTTGGCGATCGTCTCCGCCGTGCCGAGAACCCCGGCGAGGTGGATGACGCCCTCGCAGTGGGCCACCGCCTCGGTGACGGCCGCGGCGTCCCGGATGTCACCCAGGATCAGGTCATGATCGCATTCGCGGGCGCGCAGCCGGTCAAGGACGAGCGGCGAATGACCGGCCGCCGTCAGCGCGTCGCAGGCGTGGCGTCCGATGAACCCGGCGCCGCCTGTTACGAGCACTCTCACGCAAGGAGCCTTGCTTCGATCTCCTTAAGCGCCGGCTGCCAGAACTCGGTCAGCACCCGGTCAGCGCCGTACTGCGCGGCGAAGGGAACGCACCTGGCCTTCTTGGCCTCGTACGCCTTCCCCCGCAGGTACGCCTGCTCGTACGCCCGGTGGATCCCGGCGATCGACGGCC